ATTTATTATCAGATAAATTATCAACAGGAAATGAATATAATATGCAAATTGCAGAAGATATATTCTTTCAGGTAATTAATGATGTAATAGATAGAGTTGAAGATAAGGTATTTGAGAAAGTATTATTTGTGACAGGAAACGATTTTATAACATCAGATAACACCAATGGAACTACAACTCGTGGGACTCCTCAAGATAATTCTGAATCATGGTTTAAAGCAGTCCATAAGGCCACAGAATTAATTGTTAAGGCAATTGATATGCTTACTGAAATTGCACCTGTAGACGTTATTCTAGTGCCTTCTAATCACGATCTACATACTATGTTTGGAGTAATACAGACAGTAAAAGCATGGTATAGAGATGATAATAATGTAAATATTGATGACAGTCCTTTACCAAGAAAATATTATAAATTTGGTAAAATACTTGTTTCTTTATCTCATGATATCAAAGTAAAAGATGCTTTGCAAATTATTACTACAGAAGCAAAAAGTATGTGGAGTAATTGTGAACATATTATTCTTATGTTGGCTCATTTTCATCAAGCAATGGTTTATGAGAAGCAAGGATATTTAGAAGTATTAAGATTACCTTGCGTTAGTGGATGGTCAAGGTGGAGTAATGAAAAAGGTTATATTCAATCAGAAAAGAAGAATCAAAGTTTTATTATTGATAGTAAGTTAGGTATTACTGATGTAATGAATACGGTGATTGTGGATTATTAAAATAATTGAAAGATAATGAGGTATTATTATGTCAGAAGTTTTATCAAGCGGAGTAAATTTCTTTGATAAAGTATTTGAAGAAAATCTAAAGGATAGAAAATTAATATTTAATGATGAGGTTGACCAAGATGTTGTAGAAACAATTGTATTACAGATTTTTAAATACAACAAAGATGATAAAGATATTCCTGTTGAAAAACGTAAGCCAATTTATATTTATATAAATTCTATGGGTGGAGAAATTGCAAATGGATATATAATTATCGATGCTATTGAGTGTAGTAAAACTCCAGTACATGCAGTTGTTTTAGGGTACGCATATTCGATGGGTGGATTAATTTTGCTTGCAGCAAAAAAGAAATATGCGTTTAAGAACAGTACAATTCTTTTACATGATGGAAGTATGGGTGCAGTAACGAGTGGAAGTAAATTCAAGGACATTGCCAAATTCTACGATACTATGAATGAAAGAATTAAGGAATTTGTTTTATCTAAAACAAAAATGACTCCTGAATATTATGATTCAAAATATGAAAAAGAATTTTACATGTATGCAGATGCAGAAGCCAAAGAATTAGGTATTGTAGATTATATTATTGGTGAAGATTGTGAACTTGATGAGATTCTTTAACTTAAACATAAAATAAACAACAAAATAAAAATAAAGGCAGGAAAAATTAATGCGTGTATTTCAAACTCAATCTATGTGGGATAAAATTGAAGAACAGTGGTATGAAGTATTTTCGGTTGATGGAGAACAATGTTCTCAGGAAGAATATTTCAGGGAATTAGAAGTAGAACAGTGTTTAGAAGATGACGAAGTGGAAGAGGAAATGAATATGGAAGAAATTCATGATGAAGATTGCACTTGTCAAGATTGTCAAGAAAATAGAAAAATGATTTATTTAGGTGAAGCAGTTAAATTTATGTTTGAGAATCAATTATGTCCTAAAGGTGTTTTTGAATTGCTTGGAGATATTTATGATAAGGGAAACTATGAAGGATATGAAGAGGGTTATGAGGATGTAAAGAATGAGATGAGAGAATTTTTGGATGATTAGATTATATAATTAGTCAATAAAATCTAAGTTTTAAATTAATATTTTTACAGTAGATAGAGGGCATCAGTGAGTTGATGCTCTTTCTTGTGTTGTAAAGGTACAATACAAATTAAGAATGAGAGGAAGTGAAATTAAGAATGACCGAACAAAAACAAGAGTATAAAGAAAAGGAAAGATATGTTTATATTTATAACCCAGAACAATCTTCCTACTATTTATCACAAGGAATTCCATTGATTGATACGGGTATTCATCCTAAGACGAAGCATGTCTGGTTCAAGTTTTCTTGGGAAGCCACAGTAGAAGTTTACGGGAAATGGTGTACAAGAACTAGATGATTATTTATGTTGAAAATGGTTAGTTGGAATGGTTAATAAAATAAGAATGAAAGCGAGTGATTTAATAATGGAAAATAATTTAACAGCATTTGAACAAGAATTTGGATTAACGGTTGATGAGAATGGCAAGGTTGTAACAAATAGCCTAAAAATTGCTGATTATTATAGTAAAGAGCATAAAGATGTTTTGAAGAAAATTAGAGGATTTATTGAGTTAATACCAGAATTAGGAGAGGGAAATTTTTCGCTGTCCTCTTATACCAATGAACAAAACAAATCTCAACCTATGTATAAAATAGATAGAAGTGGTTTTGCAATGTTAGTGAACAAGTTTACAGGTGATGATGCCACTATCTTTACATATAAATATACTAAGGCATTTGAAGAAATGGCAGAAGAATTAGAGCATAGGCGCGAACAAAGCGTAGAAGTATTAAATGCTTTAAACGAAAAAGATGTTAAACTGCAACGCAAAAAGACATTGGATTCTTATTTTGGTAAAAGAAAAACAGTAACTACATTTAAATATTGTAGTTATGAAGAATTTGCTAATATGTTGTCTTTATTTGATGAGTATTTATTTACCATTAAAGACTCAGAGATTAAAAGAATTGAGTACAATAGAGTTGTTGACGGATTAACTCAAAATAGAAACTCAGTCTCGCCTAACGATAAGATGTATATGCCTAAAACAAGTATTTATAGTTATTATATACAAGAGTTTACCAAGAAGAAAGGTTCCTCAGAGAATAAGTCTTATGGTCAACGTCTTAGACACAAAGATGGCATTATTAAAGAACAGCAAAATATAATATCTACTTTAAATCCTCCTTTAGAAGATTATATGGTTTTAGATGCACATGGTTTGTCTGAAAATTACATGTATGAAACTGTAGAAAATGAAATGACAGGTAAAAATATTACAGTTAAGTCATATGTTTATAAGAATTGGATCAAGAAATTTCCATCGTTCCAATTGAAAGATAAAGAAGAATTAAATGTAGACTGGGATAGACCAATTACTGTATTTCTAAAATTTGATTGTATGGATAAATTTGACGTTCAGAATTTCTCAAAAAGTGCAATTGATCAGGTTATAACAAGAGATTTTGGTGAAGATGATAATATAATTGATAAAGTTATTGTCGAAAGAAATAAGAGTGTAGAATCATTTGATGAGGGAAGGATTTACGTTTATATTCAGAATGTAGATTAATTGTATTAAAAATAAATAAATAATATTTTGTAAGTTATAAGACGCTTGAGCAATCAGGGGTTTTCTGTGTGGATGGTAATGTGGATGGTAATGTGGATGGTAATAATGATATAAAGTTTTGTGGGTAAGTCGATAATCCAAGCAGAAATGTTTGGATTATTTGTTATTCACAGGAATAATGTGGATCAAAGTTGAGAGGTAATTTGGGAGTCATGACCCATCTCTACACGCCTCTCTTCTTTCTATTTTTAAGTTTTAGTGTAGAGAACAATAAATGTGTAGAAAGAAGGAATTGATTATGTTGTTAACAAAAGAGGTGGAGATTAATTTAAAAGGTAGTAAACCTAAACACTATGAGAGTTTAGGATATGAAATACCTAAAAAGATTGGTGCAAAAGGTAAAGAAGTTTGTGATTATAGTAAGAGTATTTTAGTAAAAATCGAAGATTTGCCTCATAGTTCAGAAGTTATAATTAAACTACAATGTGACTACTGTGGAAAAGAAATCGAAAAACTATATAAGGATTATTATAAACAAACATTATCAGATGATAGTTCTCCGAATAAAAAGGATTGTTGCTACGAGTGTAGATATTTAAAGAAAAAAGAAAGTGATATGATAATACATGGAGTGGCACATACTACTCAATTAAAATCTACTCAAGACAAAATGAAGAAGTCAATGATGAATAAATTAGGAGTTGAATATGCTTCTCAAAGTCAAGAAGTAAAAGATAAAATTAAGTCAACTAATTTAGAAAGATATGGATTTGAAGTTTCCTCAAAATCTGAAATTGTAAAGGATAAATTTAAAAATACATGTCTTGATAGATATGGTGTTGATCATCCAGTTAAACTTAAAAGTATTCAACAAAAAATAATAGATACTTATAATTTTAAATATGGGTGCCATCCAATGCAAGTGGAAGAAATAAAAAATAAGGCAATTATTAAACAACGAATTGCATTTTATAATAACGAAACAGCACCTTGCTCAAGACAACAAAAATATATAAGTTTACTATTTAGAGGAAAATTAAATTATCCTGTAAACAAATGTAGTTTAGATATAGCTTTTCCAGAAGAAATGATTTATGTTGAGTATTTTGGAGGCGGCCATTATTTAGATGTTAAATTAGGAGAAATATCGTTAAATGATAAACAAAAGAATGATAGACGTAGATGGTATGCTTTAAAAAGCAAAGGTTGGAAGGAAATTAGGATACTATCAATAAAAGATTACTTACCACAAGATAATATTATTTTAGATTTACTTTTATATGCAAAAGATTACTTATCTACAGGTCATTCTTGGATTAAATTTGATATAGATAATTCTAAAATAATTACTTCGCAATATGAAATAAATGTTGATTATGGGATATTACGAAAAATTAAGCAAGCAGATTTAGAAGAAGTGAGTTAGTTAAATATTAACTTCTCCTTTATTCAATTAAAAGAGGTGAGACCTATACCTAGAGTTGGAAAAACAATAAAAGACCCAATAATAAAATCAAAAGATGAAGAAAGTAAAATAAAGTGTCCAATGTGTACAGATGAACCAAAAGCAAGATCAAATTTTTATAAAAGTTTATCTCCTTTGTATTTAGGGATAAACATTGATTATCCCAATGAATCGAGAATGGTATTTTGTAAGGAGTGCATATGTAATACTTATGACACCTATTATGGTATTTTAAAAGACATTAAAAAATCAATTCTTATAACTTGTATGAAATTTGATATTCCATTTAATGAAGGTGATTTTGATGGGGCAATGAAACAATGCACGAATAAACCAACAGCACATCCATTAAAAATTTATATGACAAAATTAAATTCATTAGGTAATTTTAATAATACTTTAGCTGGTTTTGATCCTAAATTTTTATTTGATAAAGAAACTGGGAAAGACCTTATAACTAACGCTTTAGAATTAGAGGTAAAAGATTTAGATTATAATATTCAACTTACTGAAAAAGATTTACAAGTTAAAGATGATGTAATTAGGCTTATTGGATATGATCCATTTGCTGGATATTCTAATTTCGATCAGAAGTTTTTATACAATGAGTTAATTACTTATCTAGATGAGGATTTATTAGATGATGCATTTAAGTTATCACAAATATTACAATTGGTTAATAACAATAATCAAATAAGAAAAATAGATTTAGTTATTGCTACTTTAAGCAATGATACCAAAACATTAATTTCAAATCAAGGAGAAATAAAATCTCTGTCTTCCACAAAAAGTCAAATAGTTGGAAGTACAGATAAAATTGCTAAAGAAAACTCTATTTCTGTGAAAAATCGAGGAGATAAAAAAGCAGGAAAATCAACTTTGACTTATATGATGAAGAATTATAGAGAAATTGGTTTTGAAGATGCAGAAGTTGATTATTATGATCAATTAAAAGGCATAGGAATGAAACATGCTGCTGACATTTCAAATAGTAGTATATTAGAACAACTTAGATTTGATGAAAATGATTTAGATAATATGATTAAAGAACAAAGAACGCTAATTCAAAGTTTACAAAGTGAACTTGATGAGTCATTGGAAGAAAATAGAAAATTAAGAATTAAAATAAAATCAGAAACTATTACTGATAATTAAGGTGGTGAATATTTAAAATGACAAATCTCAATCGTGATAAAAAATTACTAACAACAAGAAAAATAGAAATGTATAATGCAAACTCTAAGATTATAAAGTTTTGGAGACGTAATCCAATTATTGCGGCTGAAGATTTGTTCGGTTAGTATAAGATTATTGGATTTTCAAAAATGGGTTCTTCAAATGAGTTGGAATACTCCGTATGTGTTGTGGTGTGAAAGTCGAAACGCAGGTAAAAGTTTTGAAGCAGCAGTATTAATGGGGTTAAAATCAATATTATATGAAGATCAAGATATTTACATAGTAAGCAATGTCGGAAGTCAAGCACAAGAATGTTTCACAAAAATTGAAGATATAGCTTTAGATAGAATTAATTCAATTAAATCGTTAAAAGATATATTTAGAAATGAAATAGTGCAAAGCCCTTCATGCAAGACTGGATTTTCACATAATCCTGTATCATTTCATGTTTCAACATATAATAATAGTGAAATATTTACACTTAATGGTAATCCGGATAATAACAGATCGAAAAGGGCAACGTGCGTATTTTTTGATGAGGCGGGGTATTCTGGTGAAGAACTGTTAGAAGCAATGGCAGCATTTGCAACACAAGATAGTGATTTTGCAACTTCTGTACAAAAAGACTTTGATGTTAAAGCGTCAAGAAGAAACGTACCTACACAATTAATTTATGCATCTTCAGCATCTTCAGTTGATACTACATTCTTTAGAAAATATAAGGACTTTGCAATGAAAATGATGATGGGAAATAGAGATTATTTTTGTTGCGATATTCCTTGTAATATTCCTATTAATCCAATGATGGACGGGATAGAGCATCCTCCACTTTTACAAAAATCTAAAGTAGAAACAGCAATGACATCTAATAGGGATAAAGCATTAAGAGAATACTATAATAAATTCGATTCGGATGGTGGAGAAACACAAATATATAAACGTGCTATGATAACAAGAAATAGCATATTCTCTTTACCTAAATTTTCTAATGAAACTGGAAAAGAAAAATTCGCAATTGCTTTTGACCCTGCAAGAGCAGGAGATGGTTCGATTGTTTCCGTAATGCAAATTCTAAAAGATGATAACATTGGTTATTATGGAAAGATTGTAAATTGTACAAATATGATTGATTTAGCCAGTAAAAGAAAAATAAAAATGAAAACTCCAGATCAGATCAAGTTTTTAAAACAAACAATATTAGATTACAATGGAAATAATCCTGACTATGAAAATATAGAAGCATTTTTGATCGACGCAGGAGCAGGTGGAGCTGGTGTTTCAGCATATGCTGATAATTTATTAGATGATTGGTTTGATGATAAAGGTATTAAGCATAAAGGATTTATTGATAAGGTTTCTGATATTTACGAAACGGAAAAATATAATTATCCTAATGCATGGGAAAAATTAGCATTAATATCTCCAAATAAATATAGAAATAAAATGTGTGAAGAATTATTAGAACTATTACAATTAGATTTAATAAAATTTCCATATGAATATTCTGGTAAAGGATTTGTAACATTGGCATCTGATGATGGAAGTGAAAGAAATTTAAAAAACTATAATCTTTCATTTGAAGAGGAATTAGCATTAATTAATATTGATATAATGAAAACTGAAACTATTAATATCCATAGAGTTGCTAATGCTGAAAAAACAAGTGTAAGATATATATTACCAAAAGATAAGGAAAGAATTATGTATGATGATAAATTTTATACATTGTTGCTTTTAGCTCATTATTTATATGAGAAAAGAAGAGGAGATATAATCAACACGGATGATTCAGATCATGATTTCGTATTCTCTTATTCATAACACAAAAACAAATCCCTAAAGAAAGGAGGTATAACTTCTCTTGACAAAAAAAATAATTTCTCAAACAGAAACAAACACTCAAACTATCCCCTCTGATCCATTCCCTCAATTCTCAACATCGAATGAAATTGAATTAAATTCTTTATCCTATAATTCATATTCATTTTCAACAGGAAGATTAGATACTGATAATATCCCAATGAGCGATTTAAAACAATATGTCAAATATCCGATGATATATAATGAAATATTGAGAACTATATCTGAGCAAGCTTATAATTCTGATGGACTGTACTCAAATATTTTGGAATATATGGTTGCTATACCTACTTTAGCAAATATTACAACTATGAGAAACAACACTCCTGAATTGAAAGAGAAAAAGAAAAAGTTTAATCTTATATTAAAATTACTAAATCACGATAGGTCAACTAGAGACATATTAAGAAATTTATATATTTATGGCACATACATAGGTACGCTTAGAGAAACTTTTGCAAGTAATAAAAATATAGATACTGGTTCGATTACAGTAGAATCAATTGATAGAATTGAAGGACTATCATTAGATGATAATTTTATGATCCAACCTTTAGACTTAGATTATTGTAAAATAATTGGATTTCAAAATAATATATCCATTGCTGCTTTTGATATGATGTATTTTGATCAATTTAAATTTGGTGGACTAGTAAATGAAATAAAAAATTTCCCTAAAGAGTTTATGAAAGCATATATGTCGTATAAGAAAGATGCAAGTAAAAGATGGTTTATATTAGATTATAGAAAAACCATTGCATTAAAATCTAAATCAAAAGAGGATGAACCATATGGTAGACCTCTTGGATTATCAGCTTTTAAAAATATGAAATCAAGTAGTGACTATGATGATAGTCAATATCAATTAGTTAGTGAATTAGCTAGTAGTATCTATTATTTGATCTTGCCTTCTGGGGAAAAGCAAGGATCTTGCTCATTAAATTCAACTCAGCAAAAAGAAGTTATTGAGGCTTTTAAAAACGCAGTAAAAGTTAATACAAGTGGAGAAAACGCCAAAATCTCAACCCTCAGTTTAGCACCTGGGACAGAAATAAGTAGGTTAAGTAAAGATTCATCTCTAGTAAAAGATACTTTAAGTGATGAAAACATGAAGAAAATCAGTACAAGTTTAGGTTTTGCTAGTAGTGCTTTAAATGCTGAATCTAGTGGTGGAAGTTCATACGCAAATTTGGCTGTAAATTTAGATTTAGTATCATCCCAAGTATTTCAGTCTGTAAATGAGATAGCAAGAGAATATACAAGAGTAATTAATGAATTATTAGGCATAAAACCAAAGGATTATATTGATATCAATTATTTACCTATTTCTTGGTTAAATAAGGATGATATGTTTGAGAAAGTGTCTCAATTATATACATTAATAGGGGGTAGCAGAAGATATCTAGTGGCTTGTGCAGGAATCGATGTTAATAGTTACTTTAGTTGTCTAGATGAAGAAATTGAAGAAGGGTATGAAGAGAAGTACCCTGTTCATTTATCTGCATTCAATTCAAATAGTGGAGATATAAAAGACAATGACGGTGGAAGACCATCAATGAAAACTAAGGATTTATCGCAAAATGGAATGGTCACTCGCAATAATAATAGCAATAATCAAGTAAAACCATCCACTAAATAATTGATAATTTTAATAAAAGATAGGTGAGGAGTAATTACCCTTACTGAGAAGATGAGTTCCTTTCACTCATCTTCTTTTATTTGTTTAAATTTAAGAAAGGAAGATTCTCATTAGAAAGGAATGATAAAAATGGATAAAAACTTTATAGAAATTACTAATTTTTGCAGTAGTAGAATAATTGATATAAGCATAAGAGAATGTGGAATTTATGCATTATATAATATTGAAAATGGAAAGATTTATGTTGGAAGTAGTATAGACATGTACTCTAGAACAAGAAGGCATCTTTCCGATTTAAAAAATGGAAAACATTATAATAGATATTTAATTAGAGCATATAAAAAATATGGGAAGTCAATAATCCCCGTTGTTTTAGAAATTGTAAAGAATAGAGAAAATCTAATTGAACGTGAACAATATTGGATTGATCATTTTGAAAGCTATAATAATAAAGTTGGATACAATATCTGTATTATTGCGGATAGATTAACCGGCATTTTTAGAACAGACGAGGAAAAGAAACATTTAAGTATTATTAATACTGGCAGAAAACACACTGAAGAAACAAAGTTAAAAATGAGTAAATCTAGAATAGGAATTCAATATTCAGAAGAAACATTAAAAAGGATGAGCGAGTCTCATATTGGCAAAAATTTATCTGAAGAAGCAAAAGAAAAGTTAAGAAATAATATCAATATAATTCCAATATATCAATATTCGTTAGATGGTATGTTTATACAAGAATGGAAGAGTGCTGCTGAGGTGGTTAGAGTAAAAGGATTTGACTCGTCTGCTATAACAAAATGTTGCAGAGGAAAATTACATAAACATAAGGGATATATTTGGAAATATGAATATTTTGAAAAACTAGAAATAAAGTATAAAAAAATTATACAGAAAACCCTAGACAATGAAATAATAAAAATATGGGATTCTATGAGTGATGTTTGTAAAACTTTAGCATATAGTTCTAGTGCTATATGCCAATGTTGTCTGGGTCATTGGGAAAAATATAAAAATTATAAATGGGAATATATGTTTTGTTAAACAATTGTTTTATTTAATAATAAACCTAAATAAAAAGTTGAAAGGAGGTGATATATTTTGTGAATAAGCCAATTATAAACTCTGATAATACATACATAGAAATTTGTGAAATGTCCGAAGAAGATGTTGCTGGAAGAGTAAAAATAAAAATGTCTAGTCATTTTATCCATCCAGAAGTAGGTCAATGGAATAAAAATGGGATTACATGGTTAGAACAATATACTCAAGACAATATTAAATCTGCTATAGGAATGAATTATGTAGTATCTTGGGCAGATGAAGAAAATCAAATTCCTTCAGGACATGGAGAAATGAGTTTTGATGAAGATGGAAATGTCAAATTTGAAGGAGTAGTTGTTGGAAGCGTATTAGATGCTTACATTTGTGATGTAGAAATTGATGGTCAAATAAAAAAGGTAATGATGACCGAAGGGTATATTAATTCACAGCGATATAGTCTTTTTGTAAAATGGCTAAAGGAAGAAATTGAAAATGGGAAAGTTTATGGTTCAATTGAGATAAATGGCAAAGGAAAAGCTAAAAATATTGTGTATCTTGATGGAAATAAGAATATTGATGGAACTTTAAAAATGGGCCGTTGTCCCACAGTTTTTGATTTTTCTGGATTAGCAATTTTATCTAATCTAGAAAATCAAGCAGATGATGATTCAATTGTTTTTGAGGTTAATTCTAAACAGGATGACCTTGATATAAATAATAATCTAACATTAGAAACAGGAAAGGAGGACAATATATTGGGAGAAAATAATAATATGAAATTAATTTCTAAAGGAAAAACAATAGAAATTAATAATTTGACTTCATGGGAAATAGAAAAATTATTAGAAAAAGCTTTTAGGATTGCAATAGGAGATATTTTTGATTCAGAAGAACATGGTTATTATGTAGATAAATTATATCCTATTAATGCAGAGTTTATTATTAGAAAATGGAGTCGTAATGAGGTTTCTACTTTCTATAAATCTTCTTATTCAGTGGATGATAATAATAATGTAACTTTAGGAGATATATATGAAGTTGAAGAAGCATGGACTCCAGTTAATAATGAAAAACCTATAGAAATGAATAATCAAGCGAAGGAGGAAAATAAAAAAATGGATGAAAAAATCGTATTAGAACTTAATCAAAAAATCGAAGACAAAATTAATGAAATTAATACTCTTACAAATTCCCTAGAACAAAAAGGAGTAGAAATTAATTCATTAACTAAATCTTTAGAGGAAAAACAAGCTGAAATCAATAGTTTAACTGAAAAAGCAACAGAACTTGATAGTAAGGTAATTGAACTAAACACCAGTATTGTAGAGGTTAATAAATTACTTGAATCTGAAAAAGCAGAAAAAGAATCTCTTACAGTAGAAGTAAATTCTTTTAGAGAAGAAAAAATTAAAGCGGATTCAGAAGCAAAAATTACGGAAGTCAATGCTTATTTTGAAACAGAAATTACTAAGAATGGTTTTGAAGAAAGCGAAGTAAATTCTCTTAAATCTTTTGTTGAAGCTATTGATTTGGAAGGACTAAAAAAAGCAGAAGCAGAATTATGTGCAAAGAAATTCAAAGAAATGATTGCTCAAAAAGATGTAGATTCTGATGTTGAAACAAATACTGCAAATAATGTAATGTTTATTTCTATTAAAGAAAAAGAAATGAAGAAAGTCCCTGGTAGTATCCCATCTTTCTTTAACTAAGTTTTAGAAAGTAAAGATAAATATATAATTAATGTTAGTAATAAGTAATGGTTAAATAGTAATGGTTAATTAATAACAAAAATAAAAAGAAATGAGGTAATTAATAATGAGTTTATTTAAGTTTCATGATTCAAATTTTCTTAATGTATCCAATAAACCTAATGTAAAGGCAATTGCAGATACATATAATGGTTATCAGTTCAATATTACATCTGATGTTCAGGTATTAGTTCCAGATTTAGCTACAGCAAAATTGGGTGATATTTATGTTATGTGTAATATTATTGATAAGCCTGAAATCATCAATACAGATTCTTATAAAGTTGTTGCTGATGAGTATATTCGTGCATTCAGACTTAAAGACATGGTAGGACTTCAACTTGATATGTCTGCTGATTTGCTTACTGATGCTTTTGCAGATGTTGCTGTTGGTAACTTTGTCATTGGACGTTCTGTAGCAGATGCTACAAATGTAATGAAATGGACTAAAACTGCTGATGTTTCTGCATATGAAATTTATCTTAAAGTAATCAAGAAAACTACTTTTGGTGCGTTTACTATTGATGCAGGTGGTGGAACTGTTGCTGGTGGTTATGTTGTAGAAGTAATGGCAAACGATAATCTGTAAGTTATGAGATTATAGATTATTGTATGTGCTATTTGTAAGATTAAGATTTTTATATGTTTTTGGATAAATGTCAAATATTTAAACTATAAAATAATATTAATAATTAATAAGAAAGAAAAGAGGTATTAACAATGAGTTTTGGAATAGATTTTACAAAATTACAAGAGAATGCAGAACAAGTGGAAATTAATAAAATTGTAAAGAATAAGTTGGCAACTATTAATCCTGCTCGTCCGAATGAAGATGTGGAGATTTTTACTAATATTGTTTATGGAAAAGATGTATCTAAATATGGTAAAAAAGTTGATACAGTAATGGATAAGATTAAAACTTTAGCAGGTATGGCTAATGATGGTAATACTCAGGCAAAAGCCGAGTTGAATGCTATTCGTACTATTACTATTCAACAACCTTTAGAAAAGAGATTGGCTATTAATAGTGCTATGGGCACGGTTACAAAAGTTGGTCTAAATGAGGAAATGCGTTATGAAGTTTATCAATTACAAGGAGATAAGTCTAGAGTTCAAGCATCTTCTGGTGCTTTTGTATTCCCTACTGTAAAAAAGAGAACTGGAATCATGGAAACCAAAACTTCTACTGGTGGTGTTGTGGTTGATTACAGAGAATTACAAAGTGGTAGTGTAAATGCCTTTAATACAGCCAATGAGCAAGTAATGACCGATATGGTTAACCAAATGGTTCTCTCACATATCAACGCATTAAAAAGTGCTATTACGGCAGCTACTAGCTTAAAGAATTATAGTGAAGGGATTACTAAGACTAATGTCGAAAATACAAGAAAATTAGCAAGACGTTTTGGTTCTTCTGTTACAATTATGGGAGACTATAGTGCAGTTAATAAATTAGGAGACTTGACTACTTTCAGCACGGTATCTGCAGGAACAGAATTTAGATTCCCAGAATATGTAATGGAAGAAATAATGAAAACTGGTCTTATTAAAGTATACAAAGGAAGTATTGTTGTAGAATTGCCAAATTCTTATAATATGATTGACCTTAATACTGCTGGTGACTTCTATGCTCCTCAATTGCCTACGACTGATTTGTGGTTCTTACCACAAGGAGCCGCCAACGCATTGCAAATTGGACTTCGTGGTAATATGACAACGATGACACAAACTGACATTAATTTAAGGGTAACTTTAGCCCCGTATGTACAGAAATGTGCATAGGACATTTCCTTAATTGCAGGTAATTCCTAAAGCTCTCATGCCACAACATAAGGATGAAACATGCCTAAGTGTGATGGAACGAAAGTAGAAAAAAGTTGAGAGATGGCATATGGTTAAATCCTAAGTGCTATTATAATGGATGTTCATTGCAGGTAAGACTCGAATAGAGTAAACTTCAACGACTATGGCTGAAATGCCAGTACACTCAAGCGAGTGGAAAATGGAAACCCTTAACACATAATGGTGAAGGTGAAGAAATAGTCTATTCTCATATGAAAGTATGAGCAGTTATAAACGGTATAGAAGTTGCGATTCTATATGAATACAAATTTATAAAAAGCCGAAGTTACAAGATATGATTGGGAGTTCGGAAATTACGTGGCAATTGAGAATATTCCACAAATTGGGATGATATACGATGCGGCATTAGCTGAGTAATTTAAGTTAATTTTATAAAAGATAGGTCTTAATTTTGAATCGATGCTTAATTAAGATTCGACAAGGACGGTTTTCCTAACCCGTCCTTCTTTTATTTTATAAAAAATTAGGTGGTGATTCGATAGGAGGAGTTAAAATGGGTAAAAAGCAAAATATTAATCAATTTAAGCAATGGGTATTAGAAAATTCCATTGATATAAAATGTATTAGTGACTATAGCATTGATGATAAAATAGATGGAAAAACAGAATTATCATTCCAATGTAATAAAAATCATATATTTCCAAAAACAATAACCAATTTTAAGAAGAATCCTAGATGTCCTCATTGTACTGGAAAATATAAATATACTTATGAAGATGCCAAAAATATAGTTGAAGCAGTTGAAGGATACATATTAATATCAACTGAATATATTAGATGTAAAGACTATTTAATTATCCAATGTGATAAAGGTCATCCATTTCCTATGACATTTACAGCTTTTAATGTAGGAGGCCACAGATGCCCTATTTGTAATACAGGTGGTAATTATAAATATGATTTAGAAATTGCAAAAGAAATTTTTAAATTGGGAAATTGTGAACTATTAGCAGACGAATATATAAATACAGATACTCCTATGCCTTATATTTGTTCATGTGGAAAACCTAGCACAATTGCCTTAAAAGAATTTATGCATGGGCAAAGATGTAAAGAGTGTGGATATAAAAAAACTGGAGATGCACTGAGAACTCCATATATGGAAACATATAATTATTTTAAAGAACATGATTGTGAATTATTATCTACAGAAGAAGAAATACAAAATGGTAAAACAAAAGTAAAATATATTTGTTCATGCGGGAATCACGACGAAGTAATTATTGATAAGTTCAAATTAGGTGAAAGATGCAATAATTGTAGACAAGAACGAGTACAAGCAACATTTTTAGATAGATATGGTTTTAAGTATGCATTATCAAGTCCAGAAATAAGAGAAAAAATTAGACAAACTCTTTATAAAAATGGATCAGCACCATGCTCTATCCAACAAAAATATATCCACAATCTTATAGGTGGTGAACTTAATTATCCCGTAAAAACATCGTCTTTAGATATAGCTTTCCTAGAAGAAATGATTTATCTAGAATACGATGGTGGTGGTCACAAGAATAGTATCATATACGGCACTGTAACAGAAAAAGAATTCATAAAAAGAGAAAGAAATAGAACCTATGGGTTACTACGTTCTGGTTGGAAAGAAATTAGAATTATTAGTGAAAAAGATGACCTAATCCCATCAGACCAAAAACTTCTAGAAATCCTATCCTACGCACGTACATACCTAAATCAAAATCATCATTACATAAAATTTGACATTGACAATTCAAAAATAATTAATTCTCAAGGTGAATTTAACTATAAATATGGCGAATTAAGAAAAATTAAACCAACAGACATCCAAGAACAAGAAGCAATATAAATGCTTCTTTTGTAATATAAAATCTAAAAAATAATAAAGGGTAAAAATGGAGGGAATAAATAATAATGGCAATTGATATGAACAGTCGTTCAAAGGTACAAAACTTATGTGATTGGAATGTCTCATGGGAGAGGTTTTCCATGGACGGAGATGAATTTATTAAAGCAAATCAGACAGTATATATTCCAAATATGGAAATTGAAACACAAGTACAGAATAATAATCTTTTCTTTTCCGGAAATGACAATATTGGGTCGCACGCGAGAGTTTATATTCACAATCCAGAAATGAGAGAGCATTTAGGTTTCGACAACAAAGAAGAAAAAAGAACTCAATTAATTCTAAGTGATGAAAAATGTAAAGAAATATTTGATTATAAAACATTTAGCACTTTTAAAAAACATGTAACTGAAAATATCATCACAAATCAAGAAAAATCTAAAATAGTTAATTATGCTAAGAAAAATAAGATAAATAATTATGATCAGATTCAATTTCTAGAAAATTTCACAGGTCTTTCATTCAAAACTAACAAAACAGATGATAAAGAATAAATATAATAAATCATTGGAGGTGATATAGTTTGGGAACTTTACTTCAAAAAGTTTACGATAAATTCCTTATAAAAGTATCAGATGTTGATTTTACCTATAAACAAGATTTAATTTTTGAATTTTTTGAAACTGCAATAGGGTATAGCTACAAAACTACACCACATGATTTAGGTTATACTTTATATTCTGATAATGCAGTTTTAATAATCTATGGAATATTAGAAAATAGTGGAAATATTAGTCTTAATATTAATTCTGATACATATACAATTGCACTATTAAATACTGATACAAAATTGCAGATTGCTACAAAAATAAAATCAGTAATAGATACTAATTATACAGTTAAACTAGATGATATTGAAAATCCTATGCTTACAATTACTAAAATTGATACAGATATTATTACATTAACATTTATAGATACAAGCAATACAAATTTGAATTTAATTGTTAGCAAAACATATGATGGAATAATGCTTAATGATTTAGATGTAGATGAAATTGAATTAATTTCATTAAATATGAAGAAGGCATATTTAGACTACTTATTAAAACCATTGTCTCGCCTAAAAAAGCAAATTGGAACTAAAGATTTTAATCGTTTGGAAAGTAAAGTAGAAGAATTAAAAGTTTATTCATTAATGTTAAGTAGTTTAAAGGAAGAAATTAAAGATTTCAGGCAAGAATTTAATTCTTATAGTAATAATTGAGTTGGTGAAAAATGAATAATAACAATAACAATAAGAAAATTCTTATAAAAACGCCACAATATGAGACTAGTTTAGAAAATTTATGTAAGAAAGAATATCTAAAAATTAATCATTTAATGCATATGATTGAAAGAGAGTTTGGTATTTCTTTACATAATTATCCTGAACTAAGAGGTGAGATTCTAAACATTTCAAACTTCATTAAGAGGATGCCTTATTTAGAGAGGGAGATTATGTAATTTAATAATAATAGAATAGTAGAAAATCAAGAAAAAGGAGGAAAGATAATGGGATATAGTGATTCTGATTTTATTAGAATATCTGAAAGTGAAGAAATAACCCTAGATGGAGTAACTGCAGGAACAGTATTAGCTAATAAAGCTGTAGTTGTTGGAGCAAACAAAAATGTTGATGTTCTAGCAGTTGTAGATTTAAAACTAGGTGCTGGTGCAGGAACTTCTGTAACTGCTACTGCAACGCAAATCAATTCTTTGATTAATTTTCCTGGAACAATTTCTACAGCAGTAATTGATTTTAATGCCACTGGAGAACCTGCAATGAAAGTTGTAATTAATGGTGTTGATTATCAAGAAGCTGATGTAGCAGTAGCTACAACTGGTGTTTGGACAAACGGTGCAAGTGCGGCAAACTCTGCGACTAGTTTAGTTGCTGCAATTAATGGCGACACAAGAGCAACAGTTCCTTTTACAGCATTTTTGTCTGCAGATGGTGCAAGCGTTGTATTGGCATGGGATGCAATTGGAACTACTGGAAATATTACTATTACTACAACTAGTGCAGCAAATTGTACTGTAGAGAACTCAGTTGGTGGATCTAATGCAGGTATAAAACAAATGGTTGTCATAGACCGTATTGTTACTGCACAAGATGTTTTAGCTCTTGAAACCAATATACCAATACCATTTGTACCTACTAAAATATTAGTTAATTATTTTGATGCAGATGGAGTTTTACTTGGTACAATTACAGATAAGGCATCTATTCAAACAAGTCCAAATCGTGTTCGTGTATTACAAGCAGGTGCTACTCATTTGGCTGCTACCAATGTAGTTCAAGTAATGGCAGTAGAATAATAAGCAATAATTATAATTGTGATTAAATAAAAATAATTAAGAGGAGTGATTTAATAATGGCAACTAATTTCATTGGACGGTCTTTAACGGCGAACATTGCAGAACAAAATGTCACATTGGATATGTCTTTTATTAATCTTATTGTAAACGATAGTACAAGTACAGTTACTTTGTCTTTTGACGTGGCAAGTGCAAACGCATCTAATAATTTGATGGTATTAAAAACAGGAGAATCTAGAAAAAATATTGCAGTACCTTTTGGAAAATTATACTATAAAGCTGCTGCAGATGCGTCTTATCTTAGGATTGAAGGATTAGCAAAAGCAGAATTCTAATTTTATTAAAAACAATATGATGTAATTTGAATAGAGGATTATAATAATTAATCCTCTATTCTATAAGGTTGTGATTTCTTATGGATGTTAGAAGAAAATGGATAGAAGATAGTTCAAATTATTATGCTAAAGAAGAAACAATATCAGATGTAAAAGAAAACTATGATGTTCGTAGATATTATAGTGCAGAAGGTTTCAGTACAATAATTGATGATATTACAACACAAGTAATAGTTCAATCACATTCAAATCCTTTAAATGAGGGAAAATATGATAAAAAGATTCATATGCCAATTGAAACTGTAGTAAATACTGGATCAATTGTAGAATGGGAAGGTAGTAAATGGATTATTATAAGCAATATTGATAATTTACAAGCATATAAAACTGCAAGTATGATTAAATCCAACAACACCATCCAATTCTACGACTCCACATCAACTCTCCACACAATCCATTGCATAATCTCAAAAGGCTTAATCTCCCTAGATGAACAAAAAATAATATCAACTTTAGATTCAGAAATTGCAATACAAATAAGCAATACTGATATCACTAGACAAATTCCAATGAATTATGTGTTCAAAATTGGATTGAGGAATTATACGGTGGTAAATATTGATGATATTACTGTGAATGGTTTGCTGATTTTAAAAATGGTATATAGCGAAGTTGAACAAGTATTTCCATCATATTCTCTTACTATTTTAAATGGTGATTCAATTCAAGCAGACATTAATACGCCTGTACAATTAAATATTCAAGTAAAAGATAGAGAAACAATAATTACATCTCCTTTGCTTACTTTTACCTCAAGTAATAATTTAATTGCTAATGTATCAAACACAGGATTAGTAAGTTTCTTATCTGTAGGGGGTGTGAGTATTAGTTGCAAATTGGACAATGATAATTTGATTCAGGATAGTATTGGAATTGAAATTGTTGAGGAAGAAAAGCATAATTATACAGCAGTGATTGATTTGGGTAGTATTTCAATAATTAAAACTTACTCTTCTACTTATACTTGTACATTTAAGGATAATGGAATTGCAATTACGGATACATCAGTTTTCTATTTGACTAGTGATGATGGAATTAGCGAGACTGTATTGGCGAGTATTGTAAGTCAAGATGGTGTTGGGAATAGTTGTGTTGTAAAGGGATTGGGGTTAGGGTATGTTAGATTGTTTGTTAAAAATGTTGGTGAGACAGTATTTAGTAGTGGGTTTAGGATTCAGATTAAGAGTTTGTTTTAGTCTATAATTTTTTAGTCTAGAGGTGGTGTGTTAGCATAGAAAAATCTTTCAAATTTAAGCATATAGAAAATAATCTTGTGAAACTATTATCTTTGTTACTTGGTAGTCAAAATATCTCAAAATATATTTATCATTTAGTAGATGACCCTTTATCTGAATCTGACGTAACAGAAGACTTAATGGTAAATGGAAATATAATATTAACTCTATTTGATGAAACAGTATTAACAAATTCTCAGGTTAAAGTATTCTTAAATCCATTTAATGGTTCTCTTAAATCAATGCCACTTTCTGACATAGTTTTTACTTTAGACATAATTGTACCAAATCTCTATTGGAAGTTAAATGGTATGGGACAATTGAGACCATACAGAATAAGTGATGAGTTTGCACAATTAGTTGACGGACAAAAGGTTGCTGGTTTAGGAGAAGTAAATATTACTAATTTTAAAGCATACAAAGTTAATGAAACTTACTCTGGATTAACTTTATTTATTGAAGTTAATTCTTCAACTTTAAAAGGACTGAGATAAATGGCAGAACTTAAATATATTTTTGCTCAACCTGATTACATAGAAGGAATTGATAAAGATAATCCAATATACATTCATCCAGTTAGATTAAAAGATTACGATAAATTTATAGAAGCATCGCATCTTTTATACATATCTAAGAATCATTTTGAAAATGTAGATTATCCTTTGTTACTATTAATTTTTAGCAGTTTGCCACATTTGCAATTAACACAAGAAGAGTTAGTAAAAAAATTAGAGGATATTTTTTCTATTATAACTAGACAAGATGTTAAGTTTATATCAAATGAACAAATAGAAGGATTTATAGTAGATAGTTCTAATATTATTACAATTTATAATTATGAAGAAATTAGAAATATAATATTAAAACAAAATCTAATACATGAACAAAAGATATACAAAACAAAACTTATGAATGATTGGGCACAAAAAGCTTTAAAAGCAAAACAAAAAAATGCTTCTAAAATTTTAATGGAAGATATAATTACTACTGTTTCAGTTGGTACTGGTAAAAATTATTCAGATTTAGAGAATTATACAATCTATCAGATTTATTCTGATTTTTATAGATTGAGGAAAATGGTGGAGTATGATACAAATGTTCAATTCAAGTGTGTTGGTGCTGATTTAAAACTTGATGATTATGCCGAAGATTTAGATATTTTTCACAATCCTTATGATGATTTATTTGTTAGTTCAGATAAATTAGGTGGATTAAATAAAGCACTAAAATAAAAGGAGGAATTATACAATGTCAAAAAAACTAGTTTGTGACGTTTTTGATGCCATTATGGTGGATAATGTGGATGGTAGTGTTGCTGGAACAACTACATTACAAAGTGCAAATATTGATATAGCTGTTTCTGAAGTCGAAATTAGAGCAGGTAAAGGAAATGCCTTACAAGCTACACTCCATGTACAACGTGATATTAGTGTAGATTTAACAGATATTGAGTGGAAACCTGAATGGATTGCTAAACAGTTTGGAACATCTATTGCTACTGGGGCAGGTGTTGGGTATGCTATGCCAAAATGGTATGAAGTGGTTGATTTAGATGGCACAGGAGCTGGAACTGCTTTGGGTTTTACTCTTGAAAAAGAACCTTTAGCATCCGCTAGTGGATTGTCTATTTATGATGAAGATGGTGCTATTATTGCGGTAACTACAAATTATACTATTGCAGCAAAAGTTGTAACAATTGTAACTGCTGGTGTTGCGGTTGGTGATTTATATGAAGTAAGAACATATAAATATGCTACTCCTGCTACTACTCAAACACTTACAATGGAAAGTAATAAATTCTCTCATGGTGTTACATTAGTTCTTTCTACTTTTGAAACAGATGAAAACGAATCTAATCCATTTGAATTGCAATATCAGTTTACAAATGCTATTCCTAATGGATCTTTCCAAATTAATACATCATCTGAGAAAAATGCTGCAACACAGAATTTAAAATTAAAGGTTATTAAACCAGCTACGACCACTGTTGTTGGTAAATTGCTTAGAATTCCTTTATCTTAGTTGAGCAATAAATAATTACATATGGTTTTTTATAAATTTGCGCGAGTTTATAAGAGTAATTAAGAAGACTATATTATCCGAAATATAGTCTTCTTTCCCATGTCTCTGATTCGGAAGGAGAATGATAAAATGTTAATAACCAAAGAAGTTAGTGTAGAAATAACAAATAGAAACAAATTTTATTATAATAAACTAGGACATAGTTGTTCATCTGGAGATATTATACATATAAAAATAGATGATTTGTATAATGGTTCTAATATGATAGTAGAATGTTTATGTGATTATTGTCTAAAAGAAGGGATAGAAACAATACTTCCAAAGCAATATTATAAATACAATAAAGAGCGTGAAAAATTTCCTTCTGATACATGTTACAAACACAGATATGAGAAAGAATATGATAAATTAAAATATAAAAATGATAATGGGTTATTAACTATATCAGATAGGAGATACTATACTTTTAAAGAAAACAGATTAAAAGGATTAAAGAATTACATAGAGAAATTTGGAACTATAACTAATATGAGGAAAAATAATAAATATTTATACAAAGAAATATTACGTAACAAAGAAACCCCAACATCATTAGCTGAAGAGATGGGATATAATATATTTGAGATATGTGATAAATTAACTCCACATTATTTAGATGACTGGAATAAATTTGAGACTCAAATTAGAATTTTAATAAACAAATTTAATAGATTTCCAACTATAGTAGAAATTACAAAGGAATTGGGCATAGGTCAACAATATATTAATTATCATGGTGGAATTTATGATATAAAGAGAAAGTTAAACTATGTTGACGAAGGTGATTTGATCGATGATTCTGGATACTACAATTCTTCTTCCTACGAATATATTTTCAGCCAGTGGATTTTAAACAATTCATATGTTAAAGTAGATAGAAATGTTTTGATATCAGATAATCCAAAAGAAGATGGAAATTATAATTGTGACTTCGTTCTATCTTTGCAAAATGATACTAAGTTGTGGGTAGAGATTTGGGGAGGTTATAGAAGTAAATCTAAAGATCAATTCCACAATTATAATGAAACGCATGACATTAAAATAAAATTATATGATAAGCATAAACATAATCTAATATCCATATATCCTGAGTTCTTTGATAATAAGAAGTATGAAGAAATACAAACTGCCCTTTATGAATTATTTAGCGATAAAATCGAATGTATACATAAAAATATAGATGTTGAAAAAATAATTCCATACACTTTAATAGATGAACAAGAATTAATAGATAAAATTATGTCCTATTCAACTAATGATGAATACTTGCCAACGGTGAAAGTTGTTGAAAAAGCAAATAATAGACTGATGAGAGAAATTGTAAAAAGATATGGTAATTATGGTAAATTTTCTAAGAAAATAGGAATGCCTATGGAATTTAAAACAAATAAATATTGGGACGAAGATAAGATATTTGAGTATTTTGGATTATTACATGATAAATATAATAAGTTATTAAATAGACCTGAAATTCAGAAATTAAAAGATAAGTGTATATTATGCAGGGATTTAAGTAGAGTTATTACTGTCATGCATAAGTATGGTGGTGGGTTCAGAAATATGCAACTAACATATTTTATGAATAATATAAATGAAGTAAGTAATGAAGATATTTTACTACTAAATAGAATAGCAGACAATAAAATAAACGACAATACTCCAGAACACCAACTCCTAGCAAAACAAATCCTAGAAAAATATAATAAACAACAACCAGCATAAATTATGAGCAATAGCTAAGTTCATAATTAACACAAAAATAAGAGGAAGACAGACATTCAAATTGTCTTCTTCCTCTTATTTTTTTACTATTTCCTCCATTCTCTAAAACAATTCCCAATAAAGAAAGGAAGTGCTCCAAACAATGGCAAACCAATCCGGCAACATGGAACAAATACTCGGAACCTCAATTATAAACAACGAAACACGCTTCATAAAAACAGATGATAATGGAATCCTTCTAACTCAAACTTCTATCACAGATCCTATCCCATCTGGAAATAATCTCATTGGTGCAACAATGACTCATGGTGATATAGCAATGGTAATGAGAGATTCAAATTTAGATCCAACTCATTTACTACTTGCTAATGCAACTTATACATCACCTGTCATTGACAGACCTCGGCAACCTGTTCCTGATGGAATGATTCGTATTTATGTAAAATCAAGTTCTACGGGATTATTAACCTTACAACAAGCTGATACCTATAATCCTGCTACTCCAGATGTTGGATGGACAACGCTTGCAACGTTAAGTTGTAGTGCAACAATATCAGCATTAATGCCTTGGACAACACCAACTAAACAATATATTAGATTTATTTTTGTAAATGGTGCTGTAGCTCAAACTGAATTTTTATTAAATCATTATACCCAAGGTGTAGGAGTCATACCAATTATGGAAGCAGATGGAGCTAATATTACATTGGGAACTAATTCTGCTACACCTGTTATAGATCCTAATGCACCAGGATCTATAAATGCTAATCTTAAAGGAATATTAAAATACACTATAGGAACCCTAATTAACAATCAAACTAATAAAGCAGTTATAGCATCTACAAATATATTAACAGCAAATTATACAGCTATAAATTATCAACAATCAACTTTAATGGTTTCTACAAGTGCTACAGGAATCTTATCACTTGCTGTAGATGGTGTTCTTAGCACATTAAATAGTGGAGTTGCATTAGATATTAATAAATGGTATGCATTTGATGTCCTTTTATTAAAAGATTCAACTTATAATCTTCAATTATCTGTTGATGCTACAATGCAAATTAAATGGGTCGGAGGTGCTTAATATGAAAACATGCCCACCACAAGGTTTACATAATATTAGTGGAATTACTGGAACAATTCAAATGTATGCAGGATTAACAGCACCTTCGGGTTGGATGATTTGTGATGGTTCTGCTATATCAAGAGAAATATATTCAGAGTTATTTAATGTCATTGGAATA